CTAGCATTAAGTTAATATGGCACTCGCACTCAACAGATTTAAAACAGTCACTATAGAATTGACTACTTCCAGTCAAGTTGTATATACTGCACCCACAGGATATACTGGGATCATTCTTTATGCACATGTAACCAACTATGCTGCAGCAGCAACTACTCTTACAATGTCACATAGGAGAAGTAGCACTACAACAGAAATTATTAAAGGAGCAAGTGTTCCTGTTGCTGATGCTTACATTCCTTTGGATGGAAAGTTAGTATTAGAAACAAGTGATTCTGTTATTGCAGAAGCAGGTGCTAATAGCACATTAAAAGTTCTTCTTTCTGTATTGGAGACTGCAAATGCCTAGACTATTAAGTCAAATTAATGGTTCTGGGCAAGTAGGTATTGCTAGTGATGGAACCAGCCTTGGTAACATGAGTGAACTAAACTTCCAAAGCAATAGAGTTAAATTGAGTGCAACTGGTATTGCAACTGTCACCTCAGATCCACTAACAATCATAGGACTATGAAAAAATTCTCTCAATTTGTAAGTGAAGCACAAGAGGCAAAGTCATGTCCCAATGGACAATATTGGTGTTTTCAAGATAAGAAATGTAAGAAGATCCCTCGTGGATATCATGTAGGTAGAAGTGGATATTTGGCACAGGATAATGACGATGATAATAAAAATGGTAATGGTAACGGCAATGGCAACTCTAATGGAGGTAATGGTAATGGAGCTGGTAACGGTGGTGCTAATGGCGGTAACGGTGGTAATGGTGGTGGGAATGGCGGTGGAGGGGGAGAATAAATAGATTAACCTTATTATGTAACAAATGGCACAACAAAAACTTAAATTTACTATTCGCCAAGATGGTACTGTAACTGAAGAAGTTATCGGTATCATTGGCGATAGTTGTCAAGAACTGACCAAAAAAATTGAGGAAACACTGGGAGAAATCTCTTATAGAGAAAAGAAACCAGAATTCTACCAAACTAATACTACACAAGAAAATGTCACACTTCAGCACCATCAAGACTAAACTAAGAGAAAAGGAAATCCTGTTAAAAGCATTATTAACAATGGGACTTCCTGTAGATGTCAATCAGGAATTGGAAAATCCTGTTGGACATGACCATGCAAAAGTAATGTGTGATATTACTTTAGGAACTGATATTGGATTTCGTTTAAATAAACAAACAAGAAATTATGAGTTAGTAACTGATATACAAACGTGGAAACATCCTACTCCACCACAGAGAATGGTTGAAAAAATAACACAAGAATATGCTATAGAATTAATAGCAAGAGAGATTGAAAGAGAAGGATTTGAGATGGAAAGTAAGAAAAGAAATGTAGATAATAATGTAGAAATAGTTGCAACACGTTGGGTCTGATAAATATTGTTGGAGACCTGTGTTCTACAATGACTTTAACTGTTAATCTTCCACTCAATATAGAAGTTCCAAACACCCCAACAAAGTTCAAGTTGGGACTTATGTTCAGAGAAAGTTTGGAAGAAGATAGTGGAATGCTCTTTATATTTGAAGAAGTAGAGCAAAGATTCTTTCATATGAAGGATACCAAAATTCCTTTAGATATAGCATTTGTTAAAGAAGATGGAATAATAGAAAGTATCAAAGAATTAAATCCATACAATATTCTCCCTGTTGCATCAGATGGAGAAGTTCTTTATGCACTAGAAGTTAATAGAGGTTGGTTTGCTGAACATAATGTGAATGTAGGTGATAAGATTATTGATAATGAAGTAACTGAAGATATAGACACTTCTGATTGGAAATCTGATTTTAAACCAACAGAGTATGAGTTTACTGATCTTATAAAACCAGACCCAATCGTTTCTCCAAAATCGTCTCTTGAATGGGAAGATATGTCAGAAGCAAAGAAACTTCCTATAAAAAGGAATGGTCAGATTGTAGATACATATTTAAGGTGGAGGGGGAAGAACTTCATGCTACAGATGTTCTTCCCCCATATAAAGAAACCTTCTAGGAAGGAAGTTCTTACACAACTCCAGAAAGTTTATCCTGGATGCAAACTTTGGAATTATGAAATTTCAGATTACAAACCAGGAGATCCATTAATACAAGTACCTGAATAAAATTATGACTCTTGAAGAAGTATATCTTGGTAATCCCCTCCTAAAGAAAGCCAATGTTCAACAAGAATTTACTAAAGAACAAATTCTTGAGTTCATGGCATGTAAGAATGATCCCGTATATTTTGCAAAAAATCATGTAAAGATTGTGAGTTTGGATGAAGGTCTTGTTCCTTTCAAACCTTATGATTTTCAAGAAAGATTAATACAAAATTTCCACGATAATAGATTCAATATATGTAAGATGCCTCGTCAGACTGGTAAGTCTACGACTTCGGTATCATACTTATTACATTATGCTGTCTTTAATGACAATGTAAATATAGGTATTCTTGCTAACAAAGCAGCAACTGCCAGAGACTTACTGGGTAGATTGCAGACTGCTTATGAGAATCTTCCTAAGTGGATGCAGCAAGGAATTATATCATGGAATAAAGGTTCATTGGAGTTAGAAAATGGTAGTAAAATCTTGGCAGCTTCCACTAGTGCTAGTGCTGTTCGGGGTATGTCTTTCAACATCCTCTTCTTGGATGAGTTTGCTTTTGTTCCCAATCACATCGCTGACTCTTTCTTTGCTAGTGTTTATCCTACTATTACTTCTGGTAAAAGCACTAAAGTAATAATGGTTTCAACCCCTCACGGGATGAACCACTTCTATAGATATTGGCATGATGCAGAGAGAGGAAAGAATGAATATATACCAACCGATGTTCATTGGTCAGAAGTTCCTGGTAGGGATGATGTTTGGAAAGAGCAGACTATTGCTAACACTTCTGAACAGCAGTTTAAGATTGAGTTTGAGTGTGAGTTCTTAGGATCTGTTGATACTCTTATTGCTCCTAGTAAGTTGAGGAATATGATATATCAGCAACCAGAAAAGACAAGTGCTGGACTAGATGTATATGTAGATCCTCAAAAGGATCATGATTATGTTATATCTGTTGACGTTGCAAGAGGAGTAGGAAAAGATTTCTCTGCATTTGTAGTTGTTGATATTACAGAGTTTCCTCATTCTGTGGTTGCAAAGTATAGGAATAATGATATTAAACCAATGCTTTTCCCTAATGTCATTAATGATGTTGGTAAAAGTTATAATGATGCATTTGTTTTATGTGAAGTAAATGATGTGGGAGATCAGGTTGCTGCTATATTAAACTATGATTTAGAATATAAAAACCTTCTTATGTGTTCCATGAGAGGAAGAGCAGGTCAAGTTGTTGGTCAAGGATTCTCTGGTAAGAAAACTCAACTTGGTCTTAAGATGTCTAAAACAGTTAAGAAGGTGGGTTCTCTTAACTTGAAAACTTTAATAGAATCTGATAAACTACTTTCATGTGATTATGAAATAATGAGTGAGTTGACTACCTTTATTCAAAAGGGCAACTCATTTGAGGCAGAAGAAGGTTGTAATGATGACCTTGCTATGTGTCTTGTCATATATGCATGGTTAGTTGCTCAAGATTACTTTAAGGAACTTACTGATCAGGATGTAAGGAAAAGATTGTATGATGAGCAAAAGAATCAGATAGAACAAGATATGGCTCCATTTGGATTCATGTCAGATGGATTAGATGATACTAGTTTTGTAGATGATCAAGGAGATAGGTGGCATACTGATGAATATGGAGATCGTTCTTACATGTGGGAATATATGTAATGGATCATTACCATGAATATCTTAAAAGACAACATTACTTAGCAACACACATGGAATTAACAGAAGAAAATGTAATTAAGGTTCTAGAAGAACTTCTTCCTTATATTGAAGCAGATGGTGGATCTCTTCAACTTGTAGATATAGAGGAGGAAACTGGATATGTCAGAGTAAGACTGGGTGGTGCGTGTGAATCATGTGCTATGAGCACCATGACTTTGAAACAGGGTATAGAAAAGAAACTGATGATGGAGATACCAGATGTGGTAGGAGTTGTGCAGGTATTGTAGTTCATTCACGGTTTCCCCTCCGAAAATAGCCTTTTTAATAAATATTTTCAGATAAAAGATAAACTCGGAGAAAAAGAACATGGCGACTCCTCAATTATCTCCTGGTGTGTTAACCAGGGAGGTTGACTTAACAGTAGGAAGAGCTGAGAATGTATTAGATAACATTGGAGCAATTGCAGGACCATTTGCAATTGGACCAGTTGATGAGGCAACAGACATTTCTACAGAGCAAGACCTTATTAATGTATTCGGTGAACCAAAGTCTACTGATGCTCAGTATGAATATTGGATGGCAGCATCATCTTACCTTTCCTACGGAGGAGTTCTCAAGGTTGTAAGAACTGCAGGAACAACTCTAGCAAATGCAAATGCAGGTGTTGGTGTAGCAGCTGCAACATTGACTGGTGCTGATAGAATTGACAACTATGATGATTATATTCAGAATCATTCTGAAGCAACAAACTTTACATATGCCGCAAAGAATCCTGGTTCTTGGGCAAACAACTTAAAGATTTGTGTTATTGATGATGCAGCAGACCAGACACTTACTTTAAGTGGAATCAATGCTTCAACTGTTGTTGGCATGGGTGTTACAACTGAACTTGATAGTGTTGTAGTTCCTGGTGCAGGTTCAACTTCCGCATTCACTGGATACCTTAAGTCAATCATCACTGGTGTTAATCTTACTAATAAAACTGTAGATGTTAAGATTGTTTCAAGAGTCGCAACTGACGGAACAGAAACAAAGATTGATTATGCAGAAGGAACTGATTATGCAGCATTCGGAGCTGCTGATGACATAAGAGTTATTCAGAACAACGGAACAGCACTTGGTGTTGCTCATACAGTTAGTTCACAAGTTGACTGGTATGATCAGCAAACTCTAGGATTAACTAATTCAGTAGTATTTTGGAAATCAATTGCTGGTAAGCCAAAGACAAACAAATATTCATTAGATAGAAACGGTAAGAACGACGGAATTCATGTTGTAGTTGTTGATGATTTAGGAGATGTAACAGGCATCCAAGGTCAAATCCTTGAGAAGCATACAAATCTTTCTAAAGCATTAGATGCAGTATCTGATGTCAATTCACCACAGAAGATCTGGTATGAGCAATTCTTAGCAGATTTCTCTGATAATGTATATGCTGGATCAAACCCAAGTGCTGCAGATGATGCTAATTGGGGCACTACACCATTACCAACTGGATTCTCTGCAGGATTCACAAAGAATACAACTGCACAAGGTCTATGGGGTCAAAATGCACAAGGAGTAACCTTTACTGCAATAGGTAAAGCAACATACACATTGACTGCAGGTGTTGATTATTCTTCCACAAACGGAATGAGTGCAGCATTATCTGATATAATTACTTCTTACGGTAAGTTCGCTAATAAGGATGAAGTAGAAGTAGATTACATTATTAACGGTCCAGGTTGTGGAACTAAAGCAGAGTCACAAGCAAAGGCAAATTATATAATTTCAGTAGCAAATGAGAGAAAAGATTGTGTTGCAACAATCAGTCCTCATAGAGGAGATGTTGTTGGTGTAACTAATGATGATACACAGACATCTAATGTCATTGATTTCTTTAGCACACTATCATCTTCATCATACTGTGTATTCGATAGTGGATACAAATACATGTATGATAGGTTCAACAATAAGTTCCGTTACGTTCCATGTAATGGAGATATCGCTGGTCTAATGACTCGCACAAATATTGTTGCATATCCTTGGTTCTCACCTGCTGGTCAGCAGCGTGGTATTATTAATAACGCAATTAAACTTGCATACAATCCAGATAAGGCACAAAGAGATAAGCTTTATCCTGCAAGAATTAACTCCGTTATCACTCAACCAGGAACTGGAACACTTCTCTTTGGAGATAAGACAGGACTTGGTTACGCATCTGCATTCGATAGAATTAACGTTCGTCGTTTGTTCCTTACAATTGAGCAAGCACTTGAAAAAGCAGCACAGGCTCAACTATTTGAACTCAACGATGAGTTAACAAGAGCAAACTTCCGCAATATTGTGGAACCATACCTACGTGATGTTGAAGCAAAGAGAGGACTTTTCGGATTCCTTGTTGTTTGCGACAGCACAAATAACACACCTGATGTTATTGATAATAATGAATTCCGAGCAGACATCTTCCTGAAGCCTGCGAAGTCAATTAACTACGTAACACTTACCTTTGTTGCCACCAGAACTGGTGTTAGCTTCGAGGAAGTAGTTGGTAGAGTTTAATTTCATAATCTAAATACAACAGGAGGATAACCAATCATGGCTACAAGTAGAGACAACAAATCAATCTCTCAATTTAAGTCGGCACTTATAGGTGGCGGTGCAAGACCTAATCTGTTTGAGGTAGAGTTAACCACTCTACCTGCAGGGATAGAGTGGGATGCAGAAAACTTTAGATTTATGGCAAAGGCAGCAGCATTACCTGCTCAAAACATTGCAGCAATTGATGTTCCATTTAGAGGTCGTATTTTTAAAGTTGCTGGAGACAGAACCATTGATACATGGACTGTTACTATCATCAACGATGAGAGTTTTGCTTTAAGGAATGCAATGGAACAGTGGACAGAGCAAATTGCAAGATTAACTAATAATCTTGGTGCTACTGATCCAGCTGCATATATGACAAATGCAAAGGTATTCCAATTAGGTAGAGGATCAAGTAAGAGTAGTAAGGATTCAAGTGGATCTGCAAATGCAGTTCTTAAAGAGTATGAATTCATTGATATATTCCCAACTACAGTTGGTGAGATTGCGTTAAGTTACGACACAGGTGACACAATCGAGGAGTTTGATGTAGAATTCCAGGTTCAGTCTCTAAATCTTACTGGAACTGGATCTCCTAACGGTTGATAAATAGAAGTAAGAAAAGAACATAAATTATGGCTAAGTTATTTGGGTTCTCGATAGAGGACACAGAACCACTATCTCCATCAGCAGTCTCTCCCGTCGCTCCTAATAGTGAGGACGGGAATGACTTCTATATGAGTAGTGGTTTTTTTGGTCAGTCGATAGACCTTGAAGGGGTATATCGAACTGAATTTGATTTGATTAAAAGGTATCGTGAAATGGCACTTCATCCTGAAGCGGATAGTGCTATTGAAGATATTGTCAATGAGGCATTAGTCTCTGATAGTAATGATACACCAGTACAACTCGATTTAGATCATCTAAATGCCAGCGATGGTATTAAGAAAAAGATTAGAGATGAGTTTAAGTATATTCTAGATTTAATGGATTTCGATAAGAAAGCCCATGAAATTTATAGAAACTGGTATATTGATGGAAGAATTTATTATCATAAAGTGATTGATTTGAAGAAACCTCATGAAGGTCTTCAAGAAATTCGTTATATTGACGCAATGAAAATGCGTTATGTGAAGAAGCAAAAGCAGACTAATAAAGATAGGTATAAGAATCCTATGAGAGTGGATACTGATAATCCAATGGATTTTGAGTTTCCTCAAACAGAAGAATTCTTTATTTACAATCCTAAAATTAGTTACCCAACAGGTAGCATTAGTGGTAATTCCGCAACTGCTGGAATTAAAATGACAAAGGATTCAGTTGCTTATGCTACAAGTGGACTAGTAAACAGAAACAACGGAACAACTCTATCATATCTACACAAAGCAATTAAGTCACTCAATCAACTTAGAATGATTGAGGATAGTCTGGTTATCTACAGATTATCTCGTGCTCCAGAACGAAGAATTTTTTATATTGATGTTGGTAATCTACCGAAAGTAAAGGCAGAGCAATATCTCCGTGACGTGATGATGAGATATCGTAACAAACTTGTATACGACGCTGGCACAGGAGAGATCCGAGATGACAAAAAGTACATGGCGATGCTGGAAGATTTCTGGCTACCTCGAAGAGAGGGAGGGCGTGGAACTGAAATTTCTACTCTTCCTGGAGGTCAAAACTTGGGGGAGATCACGGATATTGAGTACTTCAAAAAGAAATTATATAGGTCGCTCAATGTACCCTCATCAAGAATGGACGGAGAAGGAGGATTCAACTTGGGACGATCCTCAGAGATATTAAGAGATGAGGTTAAATTTAGTAAGTTTGTTGGACGTTTAAGAAAGAGATTCTCTGGTCTATTCATAGACATGTTGAGAACGCAGTTATTGCTTAAGAACATTGTTACCCCAGAAGACTGGGAGATAATGAGTGAGCATATTCAGTTTGATTTCTTATACGATAATCACTTTACTGAATTAAAAGAAGCAGAACTAATGAATGAAAGATTAGGTTTGCTTGCTACTGTTGAACCTTATGTTGGTAAGTATTATTCTCAAGATTGGATTCGTCGTAGAGTATTACGTCAAACTGATGAGGAAATTATTGAACAAGATAAGATAATTAAAAAAGAAATTAAGGATGGTATTATTGCAGATCCAATGGCAATTGACCAAGAAATGATGCTCGATCCAGAGGGTAGTGGTGGAATGAGACCAGTTGATCCAACTCAACTTGGTGCTACTGAAGCAGAACCAGATGGTGCATTAAGATCAATGGATGTAGATGCTAAAGCAACAACTATGGATGCAAATATAGTTAAACCTAAAGGTGGAGAAATCTAGTGCCCATCCCTAGAGATAGAAGTGATGATCATATTTTTCAAGTAAATTTAAGAGAAAGTGAGATAAGACTACTGTATAATGCAGTGGTCTTTTATCATGAAAAGAGACCACTATCAGGTGATAGACCACCTAGTCAACAAGAATCGACAAGTGATTTGCAGCATATGAAGAGTATTTTATTTGCAATGATTATGGAATCGAATTTCAACGCTGCGGATAGTGTATAAATAAACTGGCGACACTATTATTTTACCATGCCTGAAATAACTAATGATTTAATGGATATGATTATTGCAGATGAATCACCATCAGCAGTAAGTGATAAAATTAAAGATATTCTTTTTGCTAAATCAGCAGAAAAAATTGATGCTGCTACACCCGACATTGCGGCAAAAACATTTGGTGCAGATACAGAAGCAGAAGCAGAATCCGAAGCGGAAGTTCAGGATGCTGTTACTGATAATGCTGCTCATATTAGTGGAGAAGTTGCTGCTGAAAAGGCATCAGCTGATCAGTAATTATAAATAAAGTTTATAGGACGTAAATGATTCCCGATGAAACTTATTAGAGAAGAAATAGAATCAGTAGAATTTATTACTGAAAAATTAAAAAATGGGAAACAGAACCTTTATATAGAGGGTATTTTCCTGCAAGGAAACATTAAAAACCGTAATGGTAGAATGTATCCTATGGAAACTTTACAGCGTGAAGTTGCCAGATATAACGAATCTAATATTACTTCTGGAAGAGCACTTGGAGAGTTAGGTCATCCTGATGGTCCAACTGTAAATCTAGATAGAGTTTCTCATAAAATTGTTTCACTTAAAGAAAGTGGTTCTAATTTTGTTGGTAGGGCAAAGATTTTAGATACACCAATGGGTTCCATTGCATCTTCTTTAATTAAAGAGGGCGTAAAACTCGGTGTTTCCTCTCGTGGTATTGGTTCATTAAAACCAACCAAAGAGGGATTTAATGTTGTTGGTGATGACTTTATGTTAGCAACAGCAGCAGATATAGTCGCTGATCCTTCTGCACCCGATGCATTTGTTGAGGGTATTATGGAAGGTAAGGAATGGATATGGGAAGGAAATAGTTTTCGTGAGCAACGTGCTGCCGAAACAAAGAATAAGATTGAGTCACTTGTAACCCAAAAAAGACTCGAAGAACATAAATTAAGTCTTTTTAATGAGTTTATTAACTCATTGTAAATACTGCGTTTATAAATAAATATAGATTTTAACTTTTATACAGGAAATCGGAGATTACTCAAATGTCTAGTGGCAACAACTTACAAGAAATGGAAGTAGGCACGAAGCAATCCAAAACGGCTGTTAACGCTAACGCAGGCCAGGCGGATCCAATGCCAAAACTTACAACAGGTGGAACTTCACCAAATGTTGAAGATTTAGGTGGACCTACTCCAGATAACTATAGTCCAACTAACGACTCTGCAAAGTTGAAGCCACCAGGCGGAACTTTGAAGCAAGTTAGAGACGTAGTTAATAAGGGTGCCAAGGGAGCAGACCCAATGAAGGGTATGAAAGAAGAGGAAGAAACCGAAGCACCTGTAATAGAAGAGGAAGAATCTACTACTAATGAAGTAGTTGCAGAAGAACCTGTAGCAACTGAAGAAGTAGTTTCAGAAGAGGAAGCACCTGTTGCTGAAGCACCTGAATACACAGAGATAAGCATCGATGATGATGTTAAAGCTCTTGTAGAAGGTGAAGAACTTTCTGAAGCATTCAAGGAAAAGGCAAAGACAATCCTTGAATCCGCAATCAAAGGTAAGGTTGTTCAGATCAAGGAAGTTCTTGATGCTGAATATGAATCAAAACTTCTTGAAGAAGTAACTGAGATCAAAGACGCACTTAATGAGCGTGTTGACTCTTACCTAGAATATGTTTCTGACGAGTGGTTCACTGAGAACCAACTTGCAGTAGAGGCAGGTCTTAAGGAGGAATTAACAGAATCCTTTATGACTGGTCTAAAAGGTCTTTTTGAAGAACATTATGTAACTATCCCTGAAGAGAAATATGATGTACTTGAGAGCATGGTAGAAAAACTAGATGACATGGAAACAAAACTCAACGAGCAAATTGAGAAGAACGTTTCCCTAAACAGCAGACTTGCAGAGTCAGTTGCAGAAGGAATCCTCGAATCAGTTTCTGAAGGTCTTGCTGACACTCAGAAAGAGAAGCTCGCCTCACTTTCCGAAAGTGTAGAGTTTGCAAGTGAAGAATCTTATCGTGAAAAATTGGAGACACTTAAGGAATCTTATTTCCCTACAAAGAGTGCATCTCCTACTGCTAAATCCGAGAGTTTATCTGAAGGTGTAGATCATGCTGGTGCTGATGTATCAGGATCTATGGCTGGATATCTAAACACTCTACGTGGTTTATCAAAGTAACTGATTTCAAAATTAATCAAACGTAAACACTATTTTTTAAGCAAATGTTCCAATCAGAACAGTTGCAGGAAAAGTGGGCACCACTTCTAGATTACGAGGGCATGGACCCTATTAAGGATAATCATAGAAAGGCGGTAACTGCAGTCCTGCTAGAAAACCAAGAGAAATTTTTAAGAGAGCAAAGTGCATTTGAAAATGGCACTACAATGCTCACCGAGCAACCAACAAACAATACTAACACCGTAGCTGGAAAGCCTGGTTTTAGTGGTTCTGCCGATGCTGGTGGTCCTGTTGCTGGTTTCGACCCAGTTCTAATCTCATTGATTAGAAGAGCAATGCCAAACTTGGTCGCTTATGACCTTGCTGGTGTTCAACCAATGAGTGGTCCTACTGGACTTATCTTTGCAATGCGTTCCAGATACAAGAATATGTCTGGTGAGGAGACCTTCTATGATGAGGTTAACTCTGCATTCTCTGGTCAGAACAACGCACACGACTTAACATCTGGGTTAACAAACGTTAACGCTGGTATGGGTACAACAGGTCAGACTGGATCTAATCCTGCTGTTCTTAACCCAGTTGGTGCTGCTGGTTCTCAAACCCAGTATACTACTGGTCAAGGTATGCGTACAGACCACGCTGAAAAGCTTGGTAACGGCAATGCCAATGAGTTCAACCAGATGGCATTCTCAATCGAGAAGGTCACAGTTACTGCTAAGTCAAGAGCCCTCAAGGCTGAGTACTCACTAGAGCTTGCTCAAGACTTGAAAGCTATTCATGGCTTAAATGCAGAAGCAGAACTTGCTAATATCCTTTCTACTGAGATCCTTGCGGAAATCAACAGAGAAGTTATTAGAACTATCTACAAGACTGCAGAGCAAGGTGCTGTTCAGAACGTTGCAACTCCAGGTATATTTGACCTAGACATCGACTCAAACGGAAGATGGTCAGTTGAGAAGTTCAAGGGTCTTCTATTCCAGATCGAAAGAGACGCTAACGCAATCGCACAGAGAACTCGTCGTGGAAAGGGTAACATTATCCTTTGTTCCGCAGACGTTGCTTCTGCTCTAACAATGGCTGGTGTTCTTGATTACACACCTGCACTTAATGCTAACCTTAATGTTGATGATACTGGCAACACATTTGCTGGAACATTACAAGGTAAGTATAGAGTCTACATCGACCCATATTCTGCTAACCTAGCATCTAACAACACAAGTCCTGGTAATCAGTATTACGTTGTTGGTTATAAGGGAACATCTCCTTATGACGCTGGATTATTCTACTGCCCATACGTTCCTCTACAGATGGTTCGTGCGGTTGGAGAGAACACATTCCAGCCTAAGATCGGCTTTAAGACAAGATACGGATTGGTTGCTAACCCATTCGCTGAAGGTCTTGATCAAGGTCTTGGAGTACTTAACGTTAATGCTAACCGTTACTACAGACGTGTTGCTGTTAAGAACCTTATGTAAGCGAGACGCTTATATTTCTTACAAAGACTCTCCTTCGGGAGGGTCTTTTTTTTATTACAAATTATTAAGGTTCGGTTATGGGGTTGACTGGCATGTTATATTAGAGGGGTAAATCAAACTTTATTATGGAAACAAAGGAATTAGATGCTACTTTTAACGTATCTTACAATCCATTTGTGAGTCAGTATTGGGATGCTGAAGCATGTAATCCTGATAATTGGAATTATAAACCTTCAACTTATGGTGTTAAAGGAGTTGAATTGGTTGATACTCCTGACATGAAATTATTTAAGGAACTTACAGGAAATTGGATTAATCCTGGTAGAGCATATGGAATTGATCTTGGTAAGTGTCAAGAAATAGAGGATGATATTCGAGAAAATGGTATAGATACTAAAGAAGGTAGTATGATCTACTGGGATGTTGATGATAGTAGTAAAATAAATACATATCACAGAGAACATGTTGCATCACAATTAGGTATTGCTGGTTGGATGGGACAAAGTGTTAGGTTTGATAATGAAGCAGCAAAAATTAGATTTGCATGTAAATCTAATAACCGTAAACAATTAACCCATAATAATACATCAGGAAAGGATGTAGAAACTTCTGTTAGAAAAGTGCTTGAATTGGAAAATACTTTTACTAAAGAAGCAATTAAATATGAAGTTGAAGATTTGGGATGGCATCTTTCTTCTACTAGTAGAGATAAAATAATTAACACATTACTTGTTGAGTTTACTGTGTCTGGTAAAACTAAATCAGGTGAAGACTATACTCCTCATAATGCTGATACTATTTGGCGTTTATTGGATGAAATTAATGATCCTTGGGTTGAAGATTATTGGACAAATGATGAACAACCAACACTTGCTATTCATATGGCAAACTTTGAATCAAGAGTTGGAAGTCTTTTAAGTTCATCATCAACAGCAACAAATAATCACTCTCCATTAAATCTCATATTTTCAGTTACTGTTCCGAAAGGAAAAGAAACATTGGATTCAAAAAGAGAAAAAGTATTTTCAACTTTTATTCCTAGTGTTGAAGATAGAATGATGACAACGATGGGGTTGGGTGAAAGACATAGAGATATGTTCCCTTGGAATCATCCTGATGCAGAACATAGATTTGTAGCACAGGATAATAATAAAGAAAAACCTGATGTATTGATTAAAATTAAAAACAGAAATTACAATTAAGAGGGGGAGGGGTCTAACCACCCTCTTTTTTTTATCTAAATATTAAGATGATAAAGACTCTAATATCATCAGAAGATTCTTTACTACACAACAAGATAAAGAAGTGTAGTTATAATCTGGATCGATCAAAATTATCCTATACCCTTACTGAGAACATGTTTCATCATAGGGGTGTAGGACTTTCTGCTAATCAGATAGGTATAAAAGAAAGAGTATTTGTGATGATGTATGACATGGATACTCAAGAAACTATTACTTGCTTCAATCCACAGATTATAAAGGAGTCTAAGGATGAGGTAGTAATGGAAGAAGGTTGCCTTTCTTATCCAGAATTGTTTTTAGATATATCTAGACCTAGCACAATTGTAGTAAAATATGAAGACGAAGGTAAAAAGATACATAAAGAAAGACTAACTGGATTTGTTGCAAGAATCTTCCAACATGAGTATGATCATATGGAAGGAATTGATTTCACACAAAGGTCTATAAATAGTTAAAAGTTATCGAAGAAAAATGCCTTATCACATTAAAAAACCAGGTGTTTTAGTATCTGGAGATGTATATTGGAAGTCTCCATCTACATGGACTCAAACATATGCTGATAGAACACAGCTAACCAACAAAACCAATGCTGACAATATGGTCAAGCAAACAGGTAAAGAAGGTAAGAATGGTGGGTTCATAGGTGCAACAGTAGTTACTGAATAATGTCCACTAGGAAAAGAAAACCACCTGCTGAAAGACCAGGAACTCCTATTGACAATCGAAACTTTCTCTCACCAGTTGGGTTTAAGTTTGGATTGAAAAGATCTCCTGGTGTTGCATTCTTTTGCAATCAAGCAAATATACCATCACTAGATCTAGGAATTGCTGTGCAACCATCTTATCTAAAAGATATTGATGTGCCTGGTGATAAGATACAATTTGGAGATCTTAATTTAAGATTCCTTGTTGATGAAGATCTAGTGAATTATATGGAGATACAAAATTGGATTAGGGGTCTTGGTTTTCCAGACAGTCTGAAAGAGTTTGATGATTTAGAAAAAGAAAATATTCTTGGTATGAATAAATTTGGACAAGAAGGTGATAACATCTATTCCGATGGAACCCTTCAGATATTAAGTAGTAACCTAGTTCCTAAATTTCAAGTAGTATTCAATGACCTATTCCCTTATAGCCTTTCAACTATATCTTTCGATGCAACTGATACAGATATCGAGTACTTTACAGCAGAGGTAAGTTTCAAGTATACTATATACAACCTAACTGATTTAGAAAATAACCTTTTATGAGCATTGATCTTGAGAAACTTCAAGAGATGTGGGAAAGAGATGCAAAGATCGACAGAGACAATCTACACGAAGAATCATTGAACGTCCCCTCTCTTCATGCAAAATACTTTGAACTTTATAATACTATCTTCTTATTAAGGAAGAAGGCAGAGCAACAAAGAAAGAATATCCGTCATGAACGGTATGAGTATTTTAGTGGGAAAGCAGATCCACAAGTATACATAGAGAATCCTTTTGGAAAGAAGATAAGAGATAAAGATACAATGACCAAGTATCTTGATGCGGATGAGAAGTTATCTACTTGTTCGTTAAAGATTGACTATTATGATACAATGCTAGTATACTTGGAAAGTATTCTTAAGGTGATACAGAACAGAACGTATCAAATTAAGAATGCAATTGAGTTTATGCGTTTTAATTCGGGATTAGGTTAATGATTAATATTTTTGGTGAAGAGGAATTCAGACCTATTAAAAAATTTGGAATTGAAGTTCCTAATTATTTTGTCTCTAAAGATGGAAGAGTTCTTAGCACAAAAACTTCTAAACATAAGATATTAAATCCAAAATATGAGACAGTAGAACAGGGGTATAAAGTTCCCCATGTTGTTGGTTTAAGAGTTAGTAGAAAAGATTGTCCAGAACTATTTGAAGAATATAATTATAATTCATCTCAACAAAAGTTACAATGCGATCCAAATTCTCCGTATTATAAAAGATTAACTAAAGATCCAGATTTAACTTCTATTCAAGTAAAATATCATAGGGCAGTAATGGAGGCATGGAAACCTATCGATGAAAATCCTCCTATACCAAAAGAAGATTGGGATAAATGCCCAGAAACAGCAAAGAAATTTATGAGAGAATCTGCTATTATAGATCATATTGATAGTGATACTAGGAATAATCATGTAGATAATTTACAATGGACTACACCTAAAGATAATTCAAGTCATAGAAAGGAGTGGCTTGACAGGGGTTGCTAAATAACCCTAGACGCATGGACTAGGTGATTGATACATCTGCTAACGTCGTTATATCCAAGTCTAACGAAGTATTTTTAAAAATTGATTCAGAACCTCATATTGAGTATGAGTTGAGAGACCACTTTACCTTTGAGGTAGAGGGTGCAAAGTTTATGCCGCAATATCGTAATAGGAATTGGAATGGAGAAATCCACCTATTCGAT